AGAAGGTGGGTCACCAGATCGGATGCATTGCGAAGACGGGCCACAAGTGTGCGCCGAAAGGACAGCCACCGTCTACACCGACGAAGTAGAAGGCGTGGCTCCCGATGTCCAGCGTGAGATGGCACGGTGCCGCACTGAAATCGCCGCCATTGAAGCGTTGCTGCGCGGTGGTCACCCCGATGTACAGGGCCTCTGCCTGGCCCTGTCGGACTGGTCAGCCGAACTGCGGATTCTTCGAGGAGGAACATGAACGAGCACTACTTTCAGATTCTGATCCCGGCAGCCGGGCTGGTTTCCGGCCTGATCGGGATGTACGTGGGTTTGCAGAACCGGGCGCTGCTGGCCGAGGTGCGCAAGGAACTCGCCGAGTTGGAGAATCGCATCATTACGCGGATCAACGGCACCTATGTCCGCACGGGGGAGTGCCAACTCCGGGAACAATTGGTCCACGAAAAACTCGCCACTATCGCGGAGGAGTTGAAGAACAGAATCGCCGCCGGCTTGTGAAACCGGCGGCGGGAGGGAGCGGGGCGGGGCGGTTATTTCGCTATGCGGTAACCGCGTTCGCCGTCTTCCTTCTTGAAGGACTCGACGTTGAGGCCCATTTTCCTGGTGAGGCTGCCGGAGATAAAGCCGCGCACGCTGTGCGCCTGCCAGTCGGTCGCCGCCATAATGTCCTTGAGGGACGCCCCGTCCGGGCGCTTGAGCAGGTCGATGACGATGGCCTTCTTGCTGCCTTCGCGCGCCGTGGGCGCCGGGGCTTCGGCCTTAGCCGCCTTCCTTGACCTCTTGGCCTTCGGCGCAACGTCGGCCGCCTGTGGCGCGGCGGGGGCGTCCAGACGTTGGATGGCCCTCCAGATCCGGGCCACGCCGCTCTTGCGGTCCGTGAACTTCTTGACCGGCTTCAGCTCGTCGAAGGGCGCCACGCCTGCAAAGCTGTTCCAGATCTGGAGCAAGCGGTCGCCGGGCCAACTGGTGGCGAGTTTGGCCAGTTCTTTCTCGCTGGCAAAATGCTCCTGACCTTCGGGGATCTGCTCGGCGGCAGGGAAGGCCGTGATGTTGTGGTCAGTGTCGATGGCAAACAGTCTCATGGTTCGGTTTCTCCTTTTGGTTCAGAACTTCATGCCGGCGAGTTTCCCGTCGGCGGTTAGCTGCAGGTCCTTGTAATAGCCGCTGTGGATGCGTGCCCATCCGAACGGCGTCTTGATTTCATGGCGGGCGGCGATGCGGCTCAACTTCATGCGGTGTGGTCCGTTGTCGAACTCTTTCTTGAGGTGGCCCCAGCGGTCCAGCTTCCAGCCGTTCCGCGTGGCCCAGGCGGTTAGTTCGTCGCGGGTCATGGTCAGTACTCCAGTCCTTTGGCGTCGACGGCACTACGGTCGCCAAGGCTGGCGAGGACGTAGGCGAGTTCTTCCGTAACGCGGCCGAGGTCACCCGGGTAGCCCCAGTTGGCGGGCTCCTGGGCTTGGTCCTTCTTGTGCTGCTCCAGGCGGCTGGCGATGCGCTTCAGCAGGTCCTGGCACTCGGCGTGGCGTTCCGCGTAGCAGGCGGCGGCGGTTTGCTGGGTGGTCTTGGTGGTGCGTTGCATCGAACCCATGAATCACTTCAGTCCCGTTGAATAGCAAGGCCGAAGTTCGAGTTTCCGGAGAAAAGACTCAATGGCGGCGGTAAGTCTGCGAGCATACGCGAAGCATCGCGGAGTAACGCTCAAGGCGGTGCAAAAGGCGATCCAATCCGGCCGCATTCACACCACGGCGGATGGCAAAATCGACGCCGGCCAAGCCGACTCCGAGTGGGAGCGCAACACCGGACCGAAGGTAAGGCGAACGACCGCCAGTCCGCCGCCCTCAGCGCCGCCAATGGAGCCCCCGCGCGCGGAGGCCGCCGCCGGCACGCTCGACTACGCCAAGGCGCGCGCCATCATCGCCCACTATGAGGCGCGCCTGGCGAAGATCGATTACGAAGAGCGGATCAAGAAGCTGATCAATGCCGACGAGATGCGCGTAGCGGCGTACAACTTCTCGCGCATGATCCGCGACCGGCTGCTTAACGTACCGGATCGTGTGGTGGGCGCGGTCCTGGCCGAGGTGCGTGCAGCGCTGACTGCCGCCGGCGTCAACCTGGAACGAACGAGCGATTTGAACATGGCGAAGGTCCATGGCATTCTGCTGGCCGAGACCCGCAACATTCTGGAGGAGTTCGCCGATGAGCTCGCCCAGCGCTGAACAGATCTATTACGGGGCGGCGGCCGCAGGCATCCGGCCGGACCCGCTGCTCACCATCTCGCAATGGGCCGACAAGTACCGCAAGCTCTCGCAACGCGCCTCGGCCGAGCCGGGCCCTTGGCGCACGGACCGCACGCCGTACCTACGCGAGATCATGGACTGCCTCTCGCCATCCTCGCCCATCGAGCGCGTGGTGTTCATGAAGGGCGCGCAGATCGGCGGCACAGAGTGCGGCAACAACTGGATCGGCTATGTCGTGCATCAGTCGCCGGGGCCGATGATGGCGGTGCAGCCGACCGTCGAGATGGCCAAGCGCAACTCGAAGCAGCGCGTCGACCCGCTGATCGAGGAGTCGGACGTGCTGCGGGAACTGGTTCAAAGTCCGCGCTCGCGCGACTCGGGGAACACGATCCTCTCTAAAGAGTTTCCCGGCGGCGTCCTGGTCATGACCGGGGCCAACAGCGCCGTGGGGCTGCGTTCGATGGCTGCGCGGTTTCTGTTCCTCGACGAGGTGGACGCCTACCCAGGCGACGTCGAGGGCGAAGGCGATCCGGTGAATCTGGCCATGGCGCGCACGCGCACCTTCGCGCGGCGCAAAGTGTTCCTCTGCTCAACGCCCAAGATCACCGGCATGAGCCGGATCGAGGCGGCATATGAAGAGAGCGACCAGCGTCGCTACTGGGTTCCATGTCCAGTCTGCCGGGAGTTCCAGGTTCTCAAGTTTGCGCAACTGCGATGGCCAAAGGGACAACCGGAAAAGACGGTCTACGTTTGCGAGCACTGCAGGCAGGAGATCCAGAACCATCAGAAGCAGTGGATGCTCCCTCGCGGCGAGTGGCGGAAGAACGCTGCAGGCGACGGCAGGACGGCGGGCTTCCATCTTTCAAGCCTCTACTCGCCGGTGGGATGGTTCGCGTGGTCCGAAGCCGCGAAGTACTTCGAGCAGGCGCAGAAGAATCCGGCACTGCTCCAGGTCTTCGTCAACACGGTTCAGGGCGAGACGTGGACGCTGCTCGGCGAGGCACCCGACTGGCAGAAGCTTTATGACCGGCGGGAGTCGTACCGGATCGGCATTGTGCCCTGCGGCGGCTTGTTCCTGACGGCGGGCGCGGATGTTCAAAAAGACCGCATCGAGGTCGAGATTGCCGCCTGGGGCCGTGGCAAGGAATCGTGGTCGGTCGATTACCGAGTCTTCGAAGGCGACACCTCGCGACCGGCTGTATGGGAGAAACTCACTGGCCTGCTGAACGAAACCTTCACGACGGCCTCGGGTCTGGAGTTGCCCATCCTCCAGCTCGCCATCGACTCCGGGTTCGCCACTACCGAGGTTTACCAGTGGGCGCGGCGGCAAGGCGGGCGCGTGCTGGTGATCAAGGGCGATGCGCGCGCGCCAGCACTGCTCGGGGCTGCTGCGCCGGTTGACGTGGGTCCGCTGGGCGCCAAGATGAAACGCGGCATTCGCGTGTGGCCGGTGAACTCCGGCATGGCGAAGGATGAGTTGTACCGGTGGCTACGCCTCGAGCGGCCTACCGATGAGGATCTGACCGGCGGTGTCCCGTTTCCGGCGGGCTACTGCCACTTTCCGAAGTACAGCGAGGAGTACTTCAAGCAGATCACCGCCGAACAGTTGGTCACGAAGCTCGTCAAAGGTTACCGGCGGCATGAGTGGCAGAAAATGCGCGAGCGCAATGAGGCTCTCGACTGCCGGGTGTACGCGCGCGCGGCGGCGGGCCGGGTCGGTATCGACCGCTTCCAGGAGAAGCACTGGGCCGACTTCGAACGCCGGGTGGGGGCGCCTCCGGTGAATGACGTAAGACAGCCGCCGCAAAAGCAGCAGGGCACGGATGGCAGGCAGACCGCGCGTAATCGCGTGCGTTTCAGGATGGATCTCTAATGGCGTTCACTCAGTCCGACCTCGATGCTCTCGACGCCGCGCGTAAGCAGGGTGCCAGGCGAGTCCGGTTTCAAGACCGCGAGTTCGAGTTCGATTCCGTCGACGATTACCTCAAGCTGCGGAACCTGATCCTGAATGACATCGCCCAGAAGTCTGGGCCGCAGCAAGTGCGCCAGGTGCGCATCTACACGACCAACGGGTGGGGCCACTAAATCGCCGTGCCAATTGAAACGTTGATGACGCTCGCCCGCCAGGCCGGGCATGAGCCGATGCCGATCCCGCGCGTACCGCGCACCCGCGCGATGGGGACGTTCCCATTCGACGCCGCCGGTCGCGGGCGTCGCGGCATCGGATGGAATCCGCCCTCCCTCGGCCTCAACACGCTCCTGTTTTCGCATGGCCTGGAGTTGCAGGCGCGCAACCGGGACGCGGTCCGAAACAGCGCGTGGGCGGCGGGCGCAGTGGATTCGTATGTGGCGAATGCGATCGGGCGCGGCATTCGCCTGGTGTCTCAGCATCCGGACGACAAGATCCGCGACCTGATCACCAAAAAGTGGAATCGCTGGATTCGTGAATGCGACGTCGAGTACGACCCGCGGAATCCCGCATCCGGCCAGACGGATTTCTACGGCCAGCAGATGGTGATTGCGCGCGAAGTGATGGAGGTCGGCGAGTGCTTCGTGCGGTTCCGGCCGCGCTCCGTGAA